ATACCTTGTGATTGAACTGTTCTCTAGCTTCAATGTATGAACACTGTGCTTTTGAAGTGCAATAGTAAAGTATTTCTCTGGTGAAGTTTTTGGTGCCTAAGGTGTTTACGTCAACAGTTAGATTTTCGCTTGAACCGTAGTAGTCGCGCCAATCACTGTCAATTTTGGTTCTAATTTTCTTTTTTTTCTTGATGCCGTTTTTTTGCTTGACTGTTTTATAAGTGGTTTTTGAAAATTTAGCTAGTTTTTTGCCTATGTACTTGCGACCAGAAAGATTATTGGTGATCAGGTAAACAAATCCTATGCATTCTTCGGGCAGTGTCTCAACTGGAGTGTTTTGATAGTGCCATGTCATGCGAAAATTTGTTGTGTTACCTTTGCAGTATAGTTATCTCTTTCACCAGGTTGTGGCATATTTTTCATCAACCACTGAACTCTTGCATTTGGTCTGGCATTCCTGCCAGCGAAATGTTTGTAATTCAGTAGTCCAGAAAGGGTCTGCCAGTGTGTCTGTCAATGATCTAGTGTGTAAATTGAAGTTTTCTGCCTGTTGTTGCCAGTCTGAATTGTGATTGTATCTATTGGCCACCCAGCAGCAGGGAAATAACCTGCCACGAGCGTCGATGTACAAGCCCTTGTTGCCTATCTCGCACAGGGGTGTGACACCGTTGCGACTTTTGATTTGATTGAATAATTTATTGTTTGTGAATGGGATTGGCTCCCACTCTCCTGCTTCTGACAGAACAGTAACTTCACGTTCAAAGCGATGTGTACTGCTGACGTATTGCTTGCTGGGTTCCAGCGGATCGTCAACACCATAGGATGGATATACACTACCAAATTTTGTACTCTTGGTCAACTGAAATTGATCCACGCCCAACTTCTGTGCAAGCTGCTGCATATGGTCAATGTGGTCTTCGTTGAACTTGAACGCAATTGCTGCCCATGTTATCTGACAGCTACTTGCTGCTCTGAGAGCTTGTAGTCCAGTAATGATACTGTCGTAATCACTGTTGACACGATACAGATTGTTGCTGGTGTTGTCATAGCCGTCAATGCTGAAGTGTACACTGTCCAACCAAGTTAAGCACTGGCCCAGCTCGTGCCACCAGCTGGCTTTTTTATGACTGCCATTGGTCACAATCACAATCTCCACAGGCTTGATGCTTTTGATGTACTGTATCACAGGTGTCAGATCATGGGCGTATATAGGATCACCATCGTCGCCGCAGAATGTAATTTTTTCCACGTTGGCCTGCACAAACTCAGGTGTAAAATTACGCTTGAAGAATTCTAAGTCTAGCTCAGTGTTGACCAAGCCATCCGGAACTTCCTGACGAGCACATCTAGTACACCGCAGGGTACACTTGCTGCTAATCTCAATGTGAAAATGCCAAGTGGCTAACATAGTTGTGTTTCTCTTTGCCATTGGTTGCTAAAACTGGAGCCGCCGTCCAGGGATCCGCAGGTGTCTACACAAACAATATTGGGTTGCACACTATTCCAGGAACTTTGAACACTGTCAAAATCTGTAACAAAATCTCTTTGTCTTGAGCCCAACCAACAGCAAGGGCTCATGTTGCCTTGTGCATCAATATATGCGCTTTGTTCTTTGAGTGCATGACAATCCACTTGAGCGGAAATCACTTGGGGAAGCTGCCAACCTATAGGTGCTTCAAGTCTGTCTGTGAATCCACGTTTGCTGACCTTGGCTCGAAACCAGGTGAATCCCATGTCACGTGCCAGCTGTTCGCACTCGTCTACCTGATGTTGGTTGTGTCGGTATACCAGCATGTCCCAGTGTGCAGAGCCGCCGGCTTCGATAAATGCCTGTGCGTTCTGCATCAGCTTGGACCATTTGACATTTTTTCGATATACTTCGTTTGTGCTGGCCAATCCGTCAATGCTGAACACCACATAATCCAGCGGTTGATTGAACGTGGTACCTAGCGCATGCCACCACATGGTGGTTTGTACACCACCGTTGCTGTTCATGCCCAGGGTGATGCTGGTATTCTGACTTCTAAAATAATTGTAGATATCCAAGGTGTATTTGCCAGCGGCCGGATCACCGTAGTTGCCACACATGAACATCTTGTTGAGTTGTGCAATTTGATCAGTAGAGAAGTGTTTGAGAATCTTCTCCACTGTGAGATGATGCTGGCGATCCTTGCGAAAGTCACGATCAGTTTCTCGGGCACACAGGGCACAAGCGGCCTGACACACATCCGTGGGTTCTAAATGCAAGACCTGGATACTACGCAAGTTCAACCTCGGTGTTGTAGTTGGTGAATCCGTTTTCCTTCACAACCTTGAGTATGTTTTCCACTCGCCCGCTCAGTTCATCTCTATGACTCACAAGCCAAATACTCTTGTGACGTTCACGACTCATGCGTTTGAGCAAGGCTAGCGCATTCTCTACTCCTGCTGAGTCCAGGCCGTTGTCAATCAGTTCATCCACAAACAACAGATTGATCGGTGAGTACAGGCTTTCCCAAACGTCTCGAAACGCAAAGTTCAAACTCAAGATCAGTCGGGTGCGTTCACCTCTGCTGAGATTGTCAAAGTCCAGTTCACGGCCCAGTTCTTCAATGCTGACACTGAGATCGTTTTGAAACTTCACAGTGTGCGGCAAACCAATGCGATCCAGGTAGTGTGTGAGCCTTGCGTTGAGATAACTCAAGTTTTGATCAATGATCTTTTTGCGAACAAAACTGTCCTTGCTGGTCAGCAGTTTGAGCAAGAAGTCCTGATGCTCTTGCAGTCGATTGAGATCGTTTAAGGCATCATAACTCACAGTCTGCAGAGCCTGATTGGTCATGTCATCAATCTGATCAGTGTAGGGATCAGTTTCGGCTGTTTTGGCAGTGATCTGTTGCAGCAGGTTGGCCACCTGACCCAGGTGTGTGACAGCCTTGGCTTCGGTATCGTAGTGGGTGACTGGTTGAGCACCCAGCACAATCTCAGTGTATTCTGACACTTGTTCAGCATAGGGATCAAGTTCCGCAAGTTTGGTATCAATTTGCTTTTGAATATTTTCCAACTCGCTTGAATGTCTAATAGCTTCTGCCTCGGTACGGTAGTGGGTGACTGGCTTCACACCCAATTCACCCAGTGCTGCCAGTGCCGCGGTGTGTTCATTCAGCTGGCTGTGTGTGGTCAAGACCTGTAGTGCAGCTTCTTGCAGGGTCTTGCGTTTGGCTTCCAGTACCGCGTCGTGACTGCCATCATGAAATTCTTGCCCACAAGCATAGCATTTGTGTGCTTCTAGTTCAGCGATCTCTGCAGTTAGTTTTGCAACAGCAGCCTGTTCCTTGATCTCGTCAGCACAGTAACGTGTGATCAGCTTTTCAAGATCCACTGTGGTCTTGGCCCGGTGTGTGTGAGCAACCAATGCGGCATGTGCAGCCAGTTCAGCCTCAATGTCGATGTGACTCAGCAGATCATAGTTGGTTTGAAAGTCGGCCACATCTCGAGATTGTTTTTGTCTCCAGGCTGTTTGTCTGGCCAGCAAGGCAGTATGGGCGTCTTGCGCTGTTTTTTGTTGACTGTACACAGCAAGATCTCGATGTGCCAACAATTCAGCTTCGATATTGATCTGGGTTAGGTCAGCATACTGTGTGGCCAGATATTCAAGATCACTGTCTTGCTTTTTTTGCCAAAGTACTCGTCGCCGCTTGAGACTTTCGATCTGTTCGGCAATACGGCTGTTGGCTTCAACCACTGCTCGGATTCTAAATTCTTCTTGAGACACAGCATCTTTGGTGCTTCTGGCCAGTTCTTTGATTGCATCAGCACGTTCACTCAGCAGGGTGATGCCCAGCAGTTGTTCAATGATGGTTCGTTGATCATTGGCTTTCAAACTAAGGAATGCTTCGGTATAGGTGTTGAGAGCCAGTACCTGTTTGAACATGTCATGGCTCATGTTCATGGTACGTTCAATTGCATCCTGTGTTTCTCTTGAATCTCCCTGTGCTTCATCTGTGGCCACAGTGGCTTCGTTGTTCACATAGAATTTCAGCACATTGGGTTTGCGCCCACGCTCGATCCTGTATTCAGCACCGTTGACTGCAAACTCCAGGCTGACCAGCATGTTCTTGCCGTTGGTCTTGTTGACTAGATTGTCCTTGCGGATGTTTGATAGAGCCGTGCCATACAAGGCATAGCTGAGTGCATTGATGATTGTGGTCTTGCCTGTGCCGTTGCGACTGCCGTCGCCGCCAAGGTCAAGATTCTCGCCCAGGACCAGGGTAATGTCCTTGCGGTCAAAGTTGATGGCCTGTGTGGCAGCACCCACGCTCATGAAGTTTTTGACAGTGAGATTTTTTATATGTATCATTGATTAAGACTGTTGTCTAGTAGGAATTGACTGTAGTCAACCAGTTGATGTTTGATATCGCCATGTTGTTTTGACAAATAAAATTCTATGTAATCAAAACAAACAAGGCGACCCGGCAGACCCAAGAAATTGATGATGCGATCATAATAAGTGTAGTACAATGTTGGGTTGAACATTGCTCCAAATGGGATATTCAGCACATTGTCATGTTCATGTCGTTCACAGCGCCTATGTGAGGCAGATGTGTTGTTTTTGAGATTGCCCAGGACATCTATCATGGTGTTTCCTTGGACATCATCACAGAAAATATTTATAATTTTGCTATTGGGGAACGACGTTCTTATGTGATCAATGTGTTTTGCTTTGTAAGCATGGCAACTGAAAATAAACTGGTCCAGGAGAGAAAAATTCAAGTTTTTTTCAGACAACTGATCGGCCAGCTGGTAAAACCACTGGTCATCAAACACAGGCAGCTCCTGGTGCTGGCTCATGTATCGATTGGTGATTTTGTTGTCGCTGGGCCGAAATATAACCTGCCCCAGTTCAGAGATTCCATAGTACCTTGATCCAGTTTCGATATAGTGACTGTTCACGATTGACGAAATCAAATCTCCTGATGCTCCGGCAGGATAGACCACCCAGATACACGGACTTGTTTTTTCAAAGTCCACTCCGTCAACATAATTCGCAGGCTCAAGATTTTTATTGTAGCTGATCAACATGGTTCAAAGATTCTGATAAATTTTCAACAACAGTTTGTTGTCATAGAATTCACTTTCGATGTTGGTGATCTGATCAGTCACAATCTGGTCCACAGACTCAAACTTGATCTCACCGGGTGCCATATCTGTGTCTACAGAACTGGACTTGTTGGGTATCAGAGCCATCTCTCTTAATCCATAATCTTTGATATAAGTTTCTTTGATAAAGTTGGCTTCTTCGTAGCTGATCTCAATGTCCAACTGCACACGCACATGCATGCCTGGTGCCAGTATAGTGGTAGCATTGTCAATGATGTTGCTGAGACCAAACACACGATATCTGGGCTGATCTGGCCAAGCATGAAATTCAGGTTCCCGGTCCCACTCCAGGATCATCATGCCACGATCGTCGTCGCCAGCATCGGCATAGTTATGCGGAAAGCAGTTGCCAATGTAGGTGATGTTTTTCTTGGTCTGTCGCTTGTGAAAGTGTCCGGTGAACACATGTTCAAAGCCAGTGAAATGTTCTCGTTGCACTTCGCCATGATCGGGCATTTCAATCTGTGCATTCATCAAGTAACCGGGCAGCTCAAAGTGCCCAAACATGTATTTGCCTGTTAGTTTGGGTATGCGTTTATGATCGTCGGCCACGAGCCAAGGAGCAATAACCACATTGCCACTGCTAAACCAGTCGTT